GATTATACTCTCGGAGTAAATCTACCTTTTCCTTCTTTGTCTTCGCTGAGGAGACTTTTTGAAGGATTTCGGTCACTAATGCATCACTTGGTAATTTTCTTGGTGCCATTTCAAGTCACTTTTTTACTATTGTATCATACTTCGTCGTCATCGTCAACCAGTTCATCTGGATCTGGAAATCTGACAGCGAGAAGTTCTTCGTTAATGTACGATCCTGTTCCATCTAAGAACTCAGGATGTAAATTATCTAGTTGTCTCTTATATGTATGCTTCGCCACAGCCTCGTGATATTGCCACCCTATGACCCCTCCTAATAAGAGAGTTATAAACATGCCTACTCCAGAAAAGAAGAGTATTACGTTAATTTCCATCGGTTTCCTCCTTACGTATGTCGATCCTTATACGTACCCAACGGTTCAATAAACGAAAGGTACGATCAATGTTGCTTGGTCGTACCGCCCTCCTTCTCGGTAACATTACCTCTATACCCCTATTTAGAGCGTACTCGTTTGCCTCTTTTATCTCTGTATTTTTCAGCATCACTAAGAATTGATTTAAGGTATTTTCTGATCTTTCTTGCTTCGGATTTCTTCCAATTTGGATATGCTTCCTTGATATCAGAATGACCTCCTTCTATTATAAGATCGAGGTCTTCAAGTGTTATTTTGATGTTTTTGGCAGTTCCACACTCTAGGAAATCTGCCACGTCACGTTTTGTCAATTGGTTTTTGGTCAAATAGTCGTACATTTTGAAAGTATGCTTTTGTGCAAACATTGCGTCATTGACAACGTTTTCTACGAGATCAATGAGTACGTCTTCTTTATCCATCAGACCATGTTGTGTTCTTTGAGATATTTAACAGTTTCGGTGCATCCACCGAGTTTAACTCCGTTACAAACTACCTGAGGAAAGGTCTTTCCTGTCCCAAATTCCTCATAAAAGGCATTACGGTCAAAATGTTGATCTAACTTATATTCGACAAATTTAAACTTTGCCAATTCTAGTATTTCGCATACTTTGGTGCAATATGGGCAACCGTCTTTTGAATATACCGTGAAATTCATTCTAGTCCATTTTCTTCATCCGACTTTTTATTTAGTTCTTCCTGTTCTTTTTTATTGCGTTTTTTTAATTCTCTGTTACTCCAGATACCAATTGCAATAATACTGAGATATGCAAGTGTGTCATCTAGCATAACGAGGAAGAAAATGGTAGATCCACCGAATCTGATCCACTCAGGAAATGGGCGAATCAGTCTAGTACCCCATCTACGGAATGTGCCCTCAAATTTGAAATAGAGGATAATAAGTGCTGTAATCACAAATTCTGAATATGGCACTACGAAGTAGCAAGACAGAAATATGAAAAGTGGCCAATAATGCCTTTCATCAAGTCTTTTCAGAACTTTGAAATATTTGTCAAGTAGTCGTTTAATCATAAAAACCTAGGGGGCAAAAAATTGCCCGAATTTTTTTTCCGACTTTTTTTGAACAAGAAAGTCGTTTTTCCTCACAAAGTATAGTATATTATTTCTCTAGTGTCAACAGTCCTTACTCATGTCCTCTGCCATGCTACCACCTATGTCAGCACCCTGATTGCCACCAAACATTGCCACCCAACCAGCAGCGACCCAACCAACAAAGGGGATAGTACTGAGAGTAGGAGCAGCAGCCGCACCAACCGATGTACCCACGAGTCTGCCTGTGCCTTCTGCACTTCCGATTGCTTTGATACAGGCTTCACTTTTTCGGGCAGCAGTTATCTTTGCTGCTTCACCTGCTGTCAAACCTGGTTGTCCATCTAACCATGATCTGTGATTCGATACTGCACCACCTTGGTTGATCTGACCATCCATAAAGTATTCTTCTACTACCTTCTGTGTATTATTTGCTAGTCCTAAGAAACCACCCTTCTCTTTGATGTCCTTAGTTATATACGCTGTCTTGGGATCATTAGCAGTATAACTGATTTTATATCCCTCTTTGTCTGCTGACACTACGTAAGAAGTATAAGGACCTACAGGTATGTCTAGATCAGGTAACTTACTATCCTTTCTGTTGGCAATCATGCCAATCATACCAATGTGTGATACACCTATTACTACTCCTATTGTAGCAGCAAACCATTTTATCGGTGTCATGATAAAAGATTATATCTGTTTATATTTAGACGCATAAAAAAGGGGAGGTTTTACCCTCCCCGAATCGTAATAATAAAGGATTGGTGCATGACCTTTCCCCCGAACTCTATATAATTATTTACTAAAAAATTTATACCTAGTCGGGTATTTGCTTAACAAAAAGAAATGCCTAGTCCCAATCTATTCTCCAAGATTTAATCTTAAAAGGATCTAGAACTACCCACTTTGCGTAATGTATACCACGATAACACAGCATGGCAAAGACCCTCTCTGGATTGTGTTTTTCTGGATCGTATTCTGGAACTTCGTATTCGTCCCATGTGAATTCTATCTTCATCGTCTTAGCCTCCTGTAACAATATTTATTGTTTGGAGACCCTTACAAAAAAAAGAGGGTGGTTGGATTCCTGTATACCAACAAATAACGGGCATTACTACAGTAGTAAAAACGTTATTGCCTGAGACCCGACTGGTTGAGTCGGTTCTTCTCTCGAAGCAGCACCACCTGTGTCTCATCACCTTAACTAGCGGTTGCCAGTAAGTTTATTCAGTCACTCCCATGTTGCGTCCAACAAATATACTATAGCACAAAAAAAGATGTTGTCAACCCCCTTCCTCTGTTTTCTTTTTCTTAGCACCAATATTATATTTGGTTTCTAATATCCAATCTCCTTTGTCTTTATATGACAACACTTTGATTTGATTTAAAGGTGCAATGTCTTGTATTCTGACTACATCGACCACACCAACCAATCCCCAATCAGCAAGAAGCTGAGCAATACGGTTGCGACGCTGAACATCATTAGAAGTAAGGTTAGCGTGTTTTCCATCAAGAGCAAAAAGTTCTTTAAAGTGGACAAGATAATACCTTCCTTGTTTATGGAGTATGTGACAACTTTGATATATCTTCTTCTCTTTCCTACTTGCTACACCAATTCTTGTGAGAGTTTCTCTGACTTTTAGGAAATCATCTGGTTCATTTAATGTGACTTCAACCATTTGGTCGGGCGACCACTTCACTTCAGGTTCTTTAACAACACTCATTTCGCTCCTCCAGTATCAAATTTAGATTTTATAAAGTTGAGTTGTTTTTTTGTCAGAATTTTCAAAGCTTGTTTTGCTTTTTCGTTACTATAACCATAATAACGTTTTACATAATCAAGGTCTTTAATCATATCCTTACGAAGCCAAGGAGAGAATCTCTTCTTAGTTCTGAGAGTATTTATATAAAAGTCGTATTGCATCCGCTTTGGTAAGAAATTATACTTATTCATTTCGTTTGCAAAAAGAACTGTATCAAGGTGTCCAGACATACAGCGATTGATAATATACGCAGGATATTTTGCTGTGGGATCATCTTCAAATAGATTCTTTTTGTTGAGGTTGATTGAGTTCAACCAGTCTTTCAATTCGTAACTCATCGTATAATTTGAATCTCTTGGTCTTCTGTCCAGAGTTCGACCTTATCTCTGAAACGATTTTCTTTCTTTAACTTTTCATATCTTTTACCAGCTTTTCTTTTCCACCAAGATATAATATTCTCAAGATAAAACTTATCCCAATTCTGACCACGAATTAATTTATCTTGCTCTCCAAGAATAACTTCTCTTACATTATCATATCCATAAGTTGATGTATAAGATCTTTTTCTTTCAGTGAGTCCAAGAGCATTATCCATAACTTTAGAAAATAACTTAAGTTTATCTTGATCTTCTAAAGAATTTTTAATTATAGAAACCATTCTTCTTTGTCTTTTTAATTTCTTAGAAGATGCTCTATTTTCCGTTAAAGGTTGATTATCATTAAAGTAAGTAAATTTATTATGTAAATGATGAAACGCATCATCATGAAGTAATGGTGGGAACTTACTATCTGTTAAACCTTTAAATCTTATAAACGGTTTTAATCCATCATATTGAGATGCCGAACTTGTGGAACCATATAAAGAAGTAGTCTCAAATAAGGCAATCTCTTTTTCAAACACTTTATTAAGTGTTTCTCTTGCAAAATGAGACACACACATTAAAGCAAGTAATTTACCACCAAGATAATTATATCCAAAAGGTTGCGAAGGAACAATTGCAAATCCCATCACAGCATGACGATTAAAAATAGATAGATCTGGTTGTTTACCCAACCAAATATTTCTAGGCTTTGAATTTATTGTTGGAGATCCAAAACGAATAAATCCAACTATTGTATTAGTATTCTTTTCATATACCATCCAACGAAGTTCTCTACCAGGAATATTATGTTCTATAACTGCAGATGAAGTTGCAGTTAATAAATTTACAAAATACTCTTGAGGTAAAGAATTTTGAAATCTTTTACCAATAAACTTAACTTCAAAATCCATATCCTCTGGATGAATATCTTTATTAAAGAACTTATCCTTTAGAGATATATCTTGAAAAGATCCTGATCTAGATGTTATTGCTTCTTTTTTTGCATACCTTAGATAATCTTCGATAGTATGAAAATCTTTGAAATACTTAATAAATTCATCTGCTGCCCAATCTGCAAAGTCAACTGGAACTTTATCTATAACTTTCATTTTAAATAATTCAATAGAGATAATATTACTAAAAGTGTTAAACAAATTTGATTATATGTCATTT